TGGTTCTAATGGTACTTTCTGTATCAACCAAAACGATCAAGGCACAGCAACCAGTTGCCCTTGATATTGGAGATATATCAGAGATAAATGGCAATGCTCAGATAGTCAGAGACAAGTCGTATGATGCAGAATTAAAATTTGCTATTCAACAAAACGATCAGGCTGTAACCAAAGACGGCAGATTAGCAATAAAATTTTTAGATGATTCGCAGGTAAAACTTACTGAATATTCTGAGCTAGTAATAGACGAATATATTTTTAATCCTGATCCTAGTAAATCAAAGATGGCTTTGAAATTTACTTTAGGTACAGCTAGATTTATTACTGGTACGTTTAATAAAATAGATAAACAAAACATAAAGTTATCTACACCAACAGCTAATATAGCAATTAGAGGTACGGACTTTACAGCAACAGTTGATGAACTAGGCAGAAGTTTAATTATTTTATTACCAGATAGATTAGGTTTATCTAGCGGTGAAATAGAAGTAGTGACAGCAACAGGTAGTGTTTTGTTAAATAAACCTTTTGAATCAACTACCGTATCTGTTTTTGAGTCAGCTCCAACTAAACCTTTAGTCTTAGATTTGACGCTAGACTTAATTGACAATATGTTAATTGTTACGCCACCTAAAAAAGATGAAGAGCTAGTAGAAACTGAGACCAAACAACAAGATTCAGTTTTAGACTTTAATGACTTGGATATTGATTATCTTGATGAAGATTTTTTAGACTCTGAAGAAGAATTAGAATTTACTGAATTAGATATAAATTTTTTAGATGTAAATTTTTTAGAAGATTTATTAGACGTTGCTGATGCACTAGCAATAGCTGAAGAAGAAGATAAATTAAAACAGGTGGCAGGCATAAATATTGTAGGTACAGAGTTAGGTCAAGATAAAGATACACAAATTACAACTTTGGCAACAGGACAATTTATAAGTTTTCGTAGAAATGTAAATCAAAATTTACGTTTAGATTTAGATGGCAGTAATGCTTATACATTAATATTTGAACAAGATGGAGTAGTAAAAACTGTAAAAGTAAATGGTGGCGGTGATTCAACAATTGGTTTGACACAGCAATAAAAATATTTTTTGGGAAAAAGTTTTATGAAAAAATTAATTATTCCTTTATTGTTAATTTTACTATTACCAATGTTTTTTAATGCTTTTCCTTTAGAAATATTAAAATTAAAAACTTTTGATGCTTTTGTAAAACCACAAGAACCTTCTGGTAATTTTGTGATTTTGAATATTACAGAAGCTGACGTATCTGATAGAGGTGGCTTTCCTTTTCCAAGACAAGACTACGCTGATATTCACGTAGATTTACTCAAGAAAGGTGCACTAGGTGTAGGTTGGGTTATCGCATTTAGTGAGCACGATAGATTTGGCGGTGATGAACAATTTGCTTCAGCACTAAATCTATCCCCCTCTATCTTGGCTATGTTTGAAACTAATAATGACAAGTTTCCAAAAACTTCTGGTACTGTTTATTTAGGCGAAGGTATACCAAGTAGTATTAAAACTTTGGGTGTAGTAGAAAATATAGATATTTTAAAAAAATCTGCTACTCAAGGTATAGCAACAGCACCAGTTGATATAGATAACCTAGTAAGAAGAATACCTTTACTATTACAAACTCCAGATGGATTTGTTAGTGCTTTTGGCACAGAAGTTTTAAAAACTTTAACCGGTGCTAAAACTTATATAATAAAGTCAAATATTAACGGCATAGAAGAAATAACAGTACAAGGTATACCTCCTGTAAAAACAGATAGTCTAGGACGAAAATGGATTAGTTGGGTTGACACGCCACAAACAACCTTAAAAGAACAAGATGTGTTTGGTAAGTTTGTTTTTGTAGGAGTTACAGCTAATGGTGTTATGCCACAAATAGCTACGCCTGTCGGTTTATTAGAACCACACAAAATTCAAGCAGCATTATCAGAATCTCTTTTAATTCAAGATAGTCCATATATACCTGATTGGAGTTTGTTTGCAGAACTAAGTATTTTAATAATATCTTCTTTGTTAATTTGGTTTAGTTTATTTTATTTTGGTATTACAGCAGGTATATCTATAAGTGGTGTATTATTTTTAGCTACTGGTTTTGCAGGCTTTTATTTAATACAAAAAGGAATTCTAATAGATGTAACTTGGAGTTTGATTGCACAATTTGTAGTAGCTGCTACAGCTTTTTATTTAAGGTTTAGAGAACAATACAAACTCAGACAACAAATTAAAAAACAATTTGAACATTATCTTGATCCTAGACAAGTAAAGCGTTTACAAGACAATCCTGAATTATTGCAGCTAGGAGGTGAAACCAAAACCGCTACTTTTTTATTTACTGATGTACGAGGTTTTACAGCTATGTCAGAAAAACTTAAACCTGAAGATGTTACATACATAATGAACAAAGTATTAACAGCACAGCAAAAAGCAGTACAAAAATATGGCGGTATGGTGGATAAATATATTGGTGATGCAATGATGGCAATATTCAATGCACCTTTAGATTTACAAGATCATGCCAAAGCAGCAGTTGATTGTGCGATAGAAATAATTCAAAACATTGAAGAGTTAGCAACAGAATTACAATTAGAAAGATTACCTGAAATAGCAATAGGTATAGGTATAAATACAGGTCCTGCAGCTATTGGCAATATGGGTTCAGAAACTAGATTTGATTACACAGCTATAGGTGATGCAGTAAATGTAGCAGCTAGACTAGAAAGTGCCACTAAAGAAAGAAAGGTAGATTTACTTATAAGCGAAACTACAGAAAGTTTATGTGGTTATAATCTGAAAGAATTAGAACCAGTAACAGTTAAAGGTAAAGTCTTTCCATTAAAAATTTATACATATGAGTAAAATATTATTAGGAGTAGTTGGCATTTTATTTATGGCTTGTAGTTTTTTGTATTGGCAAAATTCTAGACTAGCAGAAATAAATCAAGCCTTTGAACTACGAGACAAAGAACAAAAAGCAGCAATAGAAAGCTTGCAAAGTGATTTTAAATTACAGACAGAAGGTTTGCTACAACTACAAAGCAAAAACCAAGAAATTGAGGCAGAAATGTCTAGGTATCTTGATATTTTTAAACGACACAATTTGAGTAAATTAGCAGCAGCTAAACCCGGATTGATTGAAACCAGAGTAAACAATGGAACCAAAGAAGTTTTTGAAAGCATCGAGGCAGATTCTCGTAACATCGATAATCTTGATGCTGGTCTGCAGTTGCAGTCTAATGCCAACTAGACAAGTAGAAGTTATTTCAAAACCCTTGGACAGAACGATAGCTCAACCTATCCTCCCTAGAGCCATAGACCTTAAAGACCCATACTGGTATGTAGTGTCTGAGAAAAATATTGATGAATTTGTAGAACGAGTGAAGAAAGAAGAAGGTAGATTAGTATTTGTTGCAATGTCAATCCCTGATTATGAATTGATGGCTTACAATATGCAAGAATTAAAGAGGTATATAAATGAACTTAAAGAAGTTGTGGTCTATTATCGAAAAGTTACCACCACTACAAAGGAGGACTAATATGCACATATCTTGGGAAGGGATTGCTTTAATTAAAAAATATGAAGGTTGTGAATTAGAAGCTTACTTATGTCCAGCAGGGCGTTGGACTATTGGTTTTGGCAGAATCAAAGATGTAGCAGAAGGCGATACTTGCACCCAAGAGCAAGCAGAAAGCTGGCTACTAGAAGAGCTTGTTGAATATGAAAACTACGTCAAAAATTTAGTCAAAGTTAATTTAAATCAAAGTCAATTTGATGCACTGGTTTGTTGGACTTATAACTTAGGTCCTACTAATTTAAAAGAGTCTACTATGTTAAAACTTTTAAACGCTGGCGATTATCACACCGTGCCCAATCAAATGAGACGTTGGAATAAAAGCAACGGAGAAGTTTTAGAAGGCTTAGTCAGAAGAAGAGAAGCAGAAGGTCTTTTGTTTGAGAGCAAAGAGTGGGAGAACGTCTAGATGCCCTTAGTTAAATTACAATTTAAACCCGGAGTCAACAAAGAGGTAACCTCTTACGCTAATGATGGCGGTTGGTTAGACTCAGATAAAATAAGGTTTAGATTAGGCAGACCAGAAAAAATAGGTGGTTGGGTAAAAAATTCTTCTAATACGTTTGATGGGACTTGCCGTGCTATACATACTTACAAAGACACAGACTTGACCCATTACAATGTTTTGGGCACACACCAAAAATTATATGTACAAGAAGGTGATTTGTTTTATGACATCACTGCTGTCAGAAATACTACTGCTGCAGGTGACGTAGAATTTGCAGCAACAAGTGGTTCTTCTACTATTACAGTCACAGATACCAATCATGGTTGCAATCCGGGTGACTTTGTTAGATTCAAAGACGCTACAAGTTTGGGCC